TCAGAACCATGGCAGCTCTCGCCAACACCTTCCAGACCACGAATGCGGTCGGCAACCGTGAAGAACTCTCCGACGTGGTGTCCCGCATCACGCCGGAAGACACCCCGATCTACTCGCTCATCGAAAAGGGCAAGTGCGTTTCCGTCCATCCCGAGTGGGAAACGGATGAACTCGCCGCTCCGGCCGCGAACATCAAGCCGGAAGGTGACGAATACACCTTCGGCGCCATCACCCCGCCTGATCGCATGGGCAACTATACCCAGATCATGCGCAAGGAGTGGATCATCTCGCGCACGCAGGAAACTGTGAGCAACGCCGGCAACGCTGAAAAGCGGAAGTATCAGAAGCTGAAGAAGGGCGTCGAAATCCGCAAGGATGTCGAATTCGCCATCGTCGACACCAACGCCTCCGTGGCAGGCTCGACACGCGAATTCGGCTCGCTCAACACTTGGATCGAGACCAACGTCTCCCGCGGCACCGGTGGAGCCAACGGCGGCTTCGACTCCGGTACCGGCCTCACCGTTGCCCCGACCGATGGCACGCAGCGCGCATTCACGAAAACCATCCTGGATAGCGTGATGCAGTCGGGCTACCAGAGCGGAGCCAACTTCCGGCACGTCTCGGTATCGCCCTACGTCAAGAGCGTGTTCGTCACCTTCATGTCGGACGCCAACGTGGCCCCGTTCCGCTATGCCGTCTCCAAGGGCGGTGAGCGCAACACCATCGTTGCCACGGCCGATTACTACGAAGGCCCGTTCGGCACGGTCATGATCCACCCGAACCGCGTTCAGGCGGTGGGTGCGCAGCAGGCGCGCAATGCCTTCTTCCTCGACACCGACATGGTCGAATTCCTCTGGCTCGACAAGATCCAGGAGGACAAGAAGGTTGCCAAGACCGGCGACGCCGACAAGGGCGTGATTATCGGCGAAGGCACGCTCAAGGTGAAGAACGAGAAGGGCCTCGGCGTCGCTGCCGACCTCTTCGGGCTCGACGTCGACAGCTAATCGGCTTCGGTCATCATCAACAGGGGCGGGCTTCGGCTCGCCCTTCCCATTTCAGGAGAAACAACATGGCAGAAGCCAAAAAGACCCCCGTCAAGCTGCTCTATGACGTGTGGTTTGAAGAAAACAAGCGCACGCCCGCCGGGACGGTGCTCGAAGTGTCGGTTTCCGAGGCAAAGAAGCTCATCGACGCCGGCAAAGCCGAACGCGCCGACCCGCTGCCCGGAGATGCCGAATGATCATCAGAGACGGAGAGTGGACGCTCTTTGACCACGACATGACGACCGGCCGCTCCGTCTGGCACTATTTCGACGGGGAGAAGGATGTTTTCCGCGTCGATTATCCGATCACGAACATCGTCAACCAGAACCAGGCGGTTCGCAATGAGGCGAGCCGAGCATGGGCCGGGGATTGGCACCGCGTTGCCTCGATCCCGCTCAACATCGCCTATGACTCCGGCCTCGTGCAGGCCCACACAGAGGGCAACGACCGCTATGTGAAGCGGTTCCTCAACAGTTCCGATAACCGCGCCTGGCGGACGAAAGAGGGGCATCTATGACCATTTCGGACTATGCGTCCCTCCTGGTGGATGCCGGCGAGTATTCCGGACGGGAGGACATCGCGCACAACTTTCCGCGCTTTCTCGGGCTTGCCGAGCTGAAGCTGAACCGCGGGCTTCGCGTCGCCGATATGGAAGTGACCGACGAAATCTCGCTGATCGACGGCGATGGCACGCTTCCGGCTGACTTCCTCGAGGCGCGCGAAGTCAAGAACGCCGCCGGCATTCCCATTCGTGCGGTTTCGCTGCAGCAGTTGACGAACAGCTATATGGACCGGAGCGGCACGGCGCCGATCGGCTATGCCATCGTCGGCAGCACCATCAAGGCGCGCCCGATCTCCGACCAGGACCTTACCGTCACCTATTACGGCCGCATCCCGGCTCTGACGCCGTCGAATCCGACGAACTGGCTGCTGGAGAAGGCGGCCGACGTCTATCTCTTCGCCGTGGTCAACGAAATCGCCATCTGGGGCAAGGATGTCGACGGCGCCACCGCCGCGCAGCAACTGATGATGATGGCGCTCAGTGGGCTGAAGATCGAGGACGAGCGCTCCCGCTGGGGCAATGCGCAATTGGTTGTCGGAGGGCCGACCCCATGACCTTGCTGACAGCGATCAATGAAGCGTGCGACATCGTTTCTCTCTCCCAATTCGACAACGTCTACGGCTCCGACGAGCCGAATGCGCAGACGATGGTGGCGATGGCACAGGAAGCCGGCGACGAGATTGCGCGCCGTGCCGATTGGCAGCAGACGCTGAAATTCCACACGGTCACGGCGTCGCCTGAAAACCTCCCCGATGATTTCCAGCGGCTGACCCCCGGCGGCTCTGTCCGGACCTCTGCCGGCGCCTTCGTGCGTCCCGTCACCAACAGCGGCCAATGGGCGGTCATCGTCGGCATTCCCTCGGCGCAACCTTATTTCTTCGTCAAGGGCGGCCAAGTGCTGATTTCTCCCGCGTCGGCCGCTGCTGGCGCGGTGATTGACTATGTTTCGAAGAACTGGGTTCTGCACGATCCGGACGGCCCGCAGGCGACGTTCTCGGCCGATGACGACACCACCCTCTTTCCCGAGCGTCTTCTCGTGAAGGGCATCATCTGGCGCTGGAAGAGGCAAAAGGGCCTTTCCTACGAGGACAACCTCGCAGAGTTCGAAGCTGACCTCGCGCAGGAGATCAATGCCGACAGGGGGGCAGGATGAGAATTCAGCCCAGACCGGCCCGCATAGGGCAATCCAATCGCGGGGCGGTCTCTATCGGCCGTCAGCAGTCATCGCAGCCAGTGACCTTCCCTGCACCAAAGGGAGGCCTTGTCACCACGGCGGACATGGCATCGCAAGAACCCGGCTCGGCAACCGTGCTGCGCAACTTCTTTCCGACCCTGATGGGCTGCAAGATCCGCGGCGGATCGCAGAAAAGGGCCCTGGCGGCGGGCGGCGGCGATGTAAAGAGCGCGTTCAAGTACAAGTATGGCAGCAATGAAAAGCTGTTCATGGCGACGGCCACGGGCATTTTCAATATGACCTCGCCGGCCGCGCCCCCGACCACAACGGCGGCCGATGTTTCGGGCCTGAACGGCGGCGACTGGTGCGCCTTCCAGCATACCAATGCCGGCACGTCTTGGCTCGTCTGCCTGAACGGTGCCAACGACCGGCAGCTTTATAACGGCACGAGCTGGACGACGACACCGGCCATCACCTTCACCGATGGCACGACGATGCCGCAGCTCAATTATGGTTGGCTCTTCAAGAACCGGGAATTCTTCCTGAAGAACGGCACGCTTGACGCCTATTACCTGCCGGTCAACGCGATCGGTGGCGCAGCCGTGGTGTTCCCGCTTGGCGGCGTGATGAAGAAGGGCGGCTCGCTGCTGACCGGCTTCTCCTGGTCGCTGGAGAGTGGCGACGGCCTCAACGACATGTGCGTCTTCGTCTCGACCGAGGGCGAAATCGCGGTCTATGCCGGCTCCGATCCATCGAGCGCTTCCGACTTCGCGCTGAAGGGCGTCTATCAGATCGGCCGGCCGCTCGGCAAAAATGCCTGGATCAGGGCAGGGGGCGATATCCTCATTGCCACCACGGACGGGCTCACGCCGATGTCGCAGGTTTTCCAGCGCGACCGGCAGGCGCTTTCGCTCGTCTCCGTCTCCCGCCCGATAGAGGACGACTGGCGCAAGGCCGCGAACGCCACCGGAACCGGCTGGACGCTGAAGCAGTGGCCGGAGCAGAACCTCGTCTTCGTGGCCTTCCCGGAAAACACCGTCATCACCGACACGACCTTTGTCCTGAACGTGCTCACCGGCAAATGGTCGACGATCAGCAACTGGCAGGCGCTTTGCTACGAGACCCTGCAAGGCGGGCTCTTCTTCGGCTCGCTCGACGGCTACATGTGGCAAGGAGATGCCGGCGGCACCGATGACGGCCTGACCTTCTCGGCAACCTATCTCTCTCAGTTCTCGCCTGCAGGCCAATTCGGGCAGAGGGCAACCGCGACCCTCGCGCACATGTATTTCCGGGCGAAGACGAAGCCGAAGGTCAGGCTGTTCGCCCGCGCCGACTATGACCGGTCAACGCCCACGTTCAATTCGGTAACCGAGGGGGACGCCAGTTCTTCGGAATGGGATGTGGGCCTCTGGGATGTAGCCGTCTGGGATGGCGCCTCGACCGTCCAGCGCTTCGACTTCCGTCAGAACGTCCGTGCCGCCGGTGACATGCTGGCGGTGGGTTGCGTGATCACCTCGGGCGGAGGCTTCAAGCTCGATATTGAGGTCGACCTTGCCACAGTGCAGGTTTCCAACGGGGAGGCAAGCGCCTGATGCTGCCGAGCGATCCTGAGAAAGTCCGCGCTGCCTTGCTGCGCTGGACACGTGGCGATGAGGCGGCGGCCGATTTCCTAAATGAGATTGCCGAGATTGCCCGTCTGGCGGATGACGTCGTTGACGAGGACGAATGCCGGCAGCGCAACGTCTGCTGGCTCCTGGTCCGGACGCTGACGCGGCTGCCGCTGAATCCGTTCTTCATCCGCCATGCTGCCGCGCTGGCACCGCTGATCAACAGCGTCATTGTGCAATGGCAGCTTTCGGATGAATGGCGCTCCTCGCACGACGCGCTGAAGCGGCAGTTCGGCTTTGTCATGCGCGAGGCGGTCGGCTCGATCGTCACCGCCGTCGCGGCCATCATTGGCGGCTACGACCACGCCAAGACCGTCACGGAAGACTTTTTCCACACTTGCCATTCCGGCTCGCGAGAGACCGTCGAAGACTGGATGAAGGATTGACACATGGGCCTTTACGGTAGCGCTCCGGAAGCTCCTGACCCGCAGGAAACCGCTTCCGCTCAGACGGCGACGAACATCGGGACATCCGTTGCCAACAACGTTATGGGCAACGTCAACCAGGTCACGCCCGATGGCAATCTGACTTACACCTATACGACGCAGAAGTGGAAAGACCCGCTTAGCGGCAAGGAATACGATCTGCAGGTCCCGACCGCGACGCAGACGCTTTCCCAGCAGCAGCAGGCCATCAAGAACCAGACGGACGCCGCCGAACTGAACATGGCGACACTCGCCAACAATCAGTCGGGCAAGCTCAATAATCTGCTCGGCAAGCCGATCGACATCTCCGGCGCCCCGGCCGGCGGCAACGCAGGGGCCATCGGACTGCCGCAATACCAGCAGTTCGGCAGCGGGCCGCAGCTACAGACGAGCCTCGGCAATTACGGCAACGTTCAATCCTCGATCGCTGGCGCCGGCAATATTCAGAAGCAGGTTGCCGACAGCGGCAAGATACAGAACCAGCTCGGCAATGCCGGCGATATCACCCGCAGCTATGAGACGGATTTCAGCGCCGACCGGCAGAAGGTCGAGGATGCGTTGATGCAGCGCCTGAACCCGCAGATGGAGCGGGACCGGGCTGCTCTGGAAACGCGGTTGGCCAATCAAGGCCTGCAGCCGGGCTCGGAAGCCTATAACCGGGCCATCGACGAGGCGAACCGGTCTTCCACGGATGCGCGCCTCGGGGCCATCTTGAGCGCTGGGCAGGAGCAATCCCGCCTTGCCGGGCTTGCCAATCAGTCGGCAACCTTCCAGAACTCAGCCCAGCAGCAGGCCTATAACCAGCTTCTCGGATCCGGGCAGTTCGCCAACTCGGCGCAGGCGCAGCAATACGCCCAGAACGCCAACAACATGCAGATGGGCAATTCCGCCCAGCAGCAGCAGTTCGGGCAGAACCAGGCGCAGCAGCAGGCGAACAACGCCGCGCAGCAGCAGAAGTTTGGCCAAGGGCTGGCCGGTGCTCAGTTCGGCAACGACGCTCTGCAGCAGCAGTACCAGAACCAGAACACGGCGACGGCCGGCAACAACGCCCTGCAGGATCAGAGCTTCAACTCGCAGCAGTCGAAGTTCAACATGCAGAACCAGCAGCGGGCGCAGTATCTGAACGAGCTTTACGCCCAGCGCAACCAGCCGATCAACGAAATCATCGGCCTCATGTCGGGCGCGCAGGTCAACAGCCCCAGCTTCGTGCCGACGCAGAGCAACCCAATGCCGACCGTCGACTATGCCGGACTCGTGCAGCAGGACTATGCGAACAAGATGGGCGCATACAATCAGCAGCAAGCCGGCATGCAGAACCTTTTCGGCGGGATGCTCGGTTTCGGCGGCCAGCTTGCTAGCCTCTCGGACAAGAACGCCAAGAAGGACATCAAGAAAGTCGGCGAGCTGAAGGGGCACGGGCTGTACGAATATTCCTATCGCGGCAAGTACGACGACGGAAAAAAGCACATCGGCGTCCTCGCTCAGGAAGTCGAGAAGAAGCGCCCCGACGTCGTATCGCGCCGCCCTGACGGTCTTCGGCAGGTCAACTACGGCGCCCTCTTCAATGCAGGAAAGCGCAAATGATGGGCTATACCGGCTATGGCGCAGCACCCACGCGCGAGGAATTGGCGAAGCGGCTACTGGCGCAGATCATGGGGCAAGCTCTCCCCCAAACGATCGGCGGCGGCATGGGCATGCTCGGCGCCGGCCTAGCTGCCAATTTCGCAAAGCAGAATGCTGCATTCCCGACCGCTCCGGGCGCCGCAAAGCCGTCTCTGATGACCGGCTTGGCTAATTTCTTCACTGGCGGCCGCAATGGAGGTCTTTACTGATGGCCACACGAGCAGAAAAGGCGTGTCGGCTGACACCGGAAGATTTCAGAAAGATCCTCAAATACGACCCGGAAACGGGTCTTTTTTATTGGCTTATCGATATCCGGGTCGGGAAGAACAAGCGCCTGTTTCGGAAAGCCGGCGACCTTGCAGGTGGCAAGACAGACCGCGGCTATGTGGTCATCTGTGTCGAGTACCAGCATTTCTACGCTCATCGCCTTGCGTGGTTCATGACTTTCGGTGCGTGGCCGACAGCCAAATTGGACCACCGGAACACGATTCGAGACGATAACCGTCTGAGCAATTTGAGACCGGCGACGGAAGCGCAGAACAGGTCTAACACCAAGGTTCGCGCGCGGTCTGGATTTAAGGGAGTGCGCATCCCCAAGCACGCTCCGAACTCCTTCATCGCCCAGATCACCGTTCGCGGTGAAAGAAAGTATCTGGGTTGCTTCCCTTCTGCAGAACAGGCCCACGCCGTCTATTGCAAGGCCGCTACCGAGGCGTTCGGTGAATTCGCGAGGTTCGCATAATGGCCTATTCATACTTGTTTGGGGGATCGACCAAAGAGACGCCGGAATCCATCAAGCGCAAGCGTGAGCTAGCCATGGCGATCATGGGCGCTTCTCCCGCGCCGAAGAATATCGGCGAGGGCCTGAACGCGCTAGGCTCAGGCATTGTTGCGGGCGTCATGAACCGGCGCGCCAATAAGGCGGAAACCGAAGGCCAGAGTTCGGCCGGCGCGCTTCGCCAGCAGTTCTTCAATTCGATCACTGGTCAAGCCCCGGATGTCAGCGCCTCGAGCATGTTGTCGCCCGGAATCAAGCCGGCAAGCGGCGGTGCGTCTGGCGGTTCCGGCTCCTATCGTGACGCCATTGCCTCGATCGAGAGCGCCGGGAGCGGCGATTACAAGGCTGTCGGCCCGACGCACCCGAAGATGGGCCGTGCACTCGGCCGATACCAGATCATGGAGGCCAATATCGGCCCCTGGTCGCGCGAAGTGCTTGGCCGTGAGGTTTCCCCGGACGAGTTCATGGCCAACCCTCAGCTTCAGGACGCCGTATTCGACGGCAAGTTCAACAGCTATGTGCAGCAGTTCGGGCCGGAAGGCGCCGCGCAAGCATGGTTCGCCGGCCCCGGTGGCGTCGGCAAGACGAACCGCAAGGACTCCCTCGGGACAGACGTCGGCACCTATGGGCGCAAGTTCATGAGCGCGCTCGGCCCCCAGGCGCAGCAGCCAACAGAGGTAGCCAGCCTTGACCCTGCAGCCGGCATGCCTCCGCAGACGGCCACAGGCGCGGTCAACGCTATGGCTGCCGGAGGTGGCGCTGTTATCGCCGACGAATCCCAATACTCGCCAGAGGACAGGGCGCGCCTTGCCGCTCTGCGCGGTCCCGCACCTTCTTCCGTCCCTTACAGCGGCCCAGGCGCGCGCATAGACACGCCCACGGCTGTCTACGACGACAAAGGTTTCCGTATGGAGCCGCAAGCCCAGCGGCCGCAGCAGGCCACGCCTTCCCTGTCGGATGAGGTAGCCGCCTTCCAGCAGACGCCGGAGTATCGGGCGCAGTTCCCCGGCATGAACGCGCAGCAGCCTCCGCAGGGACCAATCCAGAACGCCCCGCAGCAGCAGTCTGCCATTCCCTCGCAGTTCCAAGGCTCTCAGCAGCTCGCCAACGCCCAGGGCGGCATCATGCCCGCGCTGATGGGCGGCGCTCCGGCCTCTCCCGATCAGGTAGCCCAGGCGCAGGCGATGGGGCAGCAACAGCCGCCGCAGCAATCCGGCCCCTCCGAGGCGCTCCTCTACCAGATCCTCACGCATCCATTCTCGACCCCGGAAGACAAAGCCATGGCGAAGATGATGCTCGAGCAGCAGGCGCAGCAGGCAGGCGCACAACGCGAGCAGCAGGTATGGATGCAGCGCCAGCAGTATGAGACCGAGCAGAAGCGCAGCGATCCGTCCTACCAGCTGGGGCTGAAAAAGACCCAGGCCGAACTGGATCAGATGGGCAAGCCCGAATATCGGACGCTCACGCCGGAACAGCGCAAGCAATACGGCATTCCCGACAATGATCAGCGTCTCTACCAGGTTTCCCGAGGCGGCAAGGTTGACGCTGTCGGTGGCGCCGGCCAGACGATCAATGTTGGTAACGAGATTGATGCTCGTAAGGCTGCCGCAGCAGAGCTGGGGCTATCTCCAGAGGACCCGCGCTATGAGTCGTTCGTGCTAACCGGGAAATTCCCGCGTGAAGACTCCCAGTCTCTTACGGCGACTGACAAGAAGGCAATTCTCGAAGCCGACGAGATGGTTGCGGCAAACCAGAGCGCCCTCGATGCTCTATCGCAGGCAGAAGGGCTTTCCGACAAAGCGAATAGCGGCTGGTTTGCGGGCGCGCGGGCGTCAATCGGCAACAATCTGCCCGACTGGATGGTGCCGGATCAGATTTCCAGTCCGGAAAGCTCCCAGGCCACGACCGACATGGACAACGCCATCATTGGTCAGGCCGTCACGCAGCTCAAAACCATCTTCGGCGGTAACCCGACAGAGGGCGAACGAAACATCCTCCTCGAACTGCAAGGTTCGTCAACCATGCCTCGAGAGGTACGCAAGCAGGTGTTTTCCCGCGCTCGGGCGCTGGCCGAAAAGCGGCTGCAGTTCAACAATGATCGGGCGACCGATTTGCGCGGCGGCACCTACTACAAGCCTGATCGGGCGCCTGCGACCGGCCAGAACATAGATGATCTCCTGAAGAAGTACGGAGCGCCCTAATGGCCACTCTCGATCAACTTTCGAATGCTCTGATCAATGCCGATCGGGCTGGCGATGTCGAAGCCGCGCGGGCGCTCGCGGCTGAGATTTCGCGCATGCGCGCAGCGTCACCGGAGACACCGTCCACTCTGCCGCAAACACAGCAGCCGCTGGAGCCGCAACCGGCGGATACCCGCGACAACTGGCTTGGGCGCGCGGATACCTTCATGCGAGGCGCTGCGGATACGATGTCGTTTGGCCTGGCTGATGAAATTGCGGCCGGTGGGGACGCGCTTTTCAATCCGCTCTTCGGAACGGGTCAGGACGGCGGCTCCCTCTCCGAGCGATACGACCGAAACCTGAATGCGCAGCGAGCGACGGACGAGCTCGACGCCAAGAAGCGAATGGCTGAGCGTCTCACAGGTCAAATCCTCGGTGCTGTCGGCGGCGGGGTTGGGCTGGCGAAAAGCGGCCTGTCTGCCACGGCCAATGCCGTGAATGCCGGCAAGGGTCTGGCTGGCGTGACAAAGGCCTCGGCGCTTGAAGGTGCAGTCTTGGGCGGCGCTCAGGGGTTCGGAAGCGGGGAAGGGATCGATGATCGCGTACTCGGCGCCGGTAAAGGGATGGTGGCCGGCGGCGTCCTCGGAGCTGCTCTCCCAGCCGCTACCACGGCTGTCGCAGGCGCGTTCAAGGGAGCGACGGCCCCGCTCATGGCCCCGTTCCGTCCTGAAGTTTATACGGACAAGGCCATGCGGACGTATCTCAAACGGTCAGGCAAGACGCCCGAGCAGATCGCGAACATTATGCGCGGCGCTGTCGACGATGGCCAAGGCATGTACGCGCTCGCGGATGCGATGGGAAACGCCGGACAGCGTGCGCTTGTCCCCGTCACCAGAACCCCAAACGATGCACGGCAGGAAGTCACGGATTTCCTCATTCGGCGGCAAATGGGGCAGCCCCAGCGCCTTGCGAATGCCCTGGCAGACGGTTTCGATGCGCCTCAGACATCCGGGCAGGTGAGCCGCGAGCTAACTCGCGCCCGCGACGTGGAAGCGGATCAGCTATACACCGTCGCCCGGAGCAACGCTGGGGCCGTCAACGTGACGCCTATTCTCAGCCGGATCGATGAGACGCTATCTCCCGGCGTAAACCAGATGGCAAGCCCTCGCGACAACATCGGCTATGACACCATCGAGGGCGCGCTTGCCCGAGTTCGCCGGATGATCTCGGACGGAAATTCGCAAGTGACGGATTTCAACACGCTGTTCCGGGCAAAGCTTGATCTCGATGACATGATCACGAAGGCAGAAGGGCAGGGCGCGGGAAACAGGGCGAAGTATCTCAGTCAGGTGAAGCGGGAGGTCGATCGGGCGCTTGAAAACGCGTCGCCGGCCTATCGAAACGCCAACGACACCTTCGCCAGACGCAGCCAGGTAATCGACAGTATCGAGACAGGGCAGGCGGCTAAGTCTGGCAGGGTGCGCGCCGAAGACAGCATCGAAGGGTTCAACAATCTGACACCCGAACAACAGCAGGCTTTCCGTGTCGGATATGTGGATCCAATCATCTCCGATATCGAGAGCCATGCGATGGGCCCCGCGACCAATCGGGCGCGATCGCTCACCACTCCGAAGTTCGAGCAGGAGTTCCAGGCATTCGCCGCCCCCGGCCGCGCTCAGCAGCTCGGGAACCGGATCGGGCGTGAAAATCGCATGTTCGAGACGAATGCCGCGGCTCTCGGAAATAGCCGAACCGCTGATAACCTTGGCGACATTGACGATATGGCGAATTTCGACCCCGCCGTTTTGTCTAACCTGCTGCAGGGGAATTTCACGCAGGCAGCCCTTGCTGGTGCGCGCCAAGCCTTCAATGCCGGGAAAGGACTTCCTCCGCGAGTAGTCGAGAGGGTCGGCCGTCGACTAATCGAAACCAATCCGGAGGCGGCTCTTGCCGCGCTTACGAAGGTCCAGAGACAGCAGGTTAGCCGTGATCAGCTTCGGGCTATGATTCTGTCGAGCATGCTGCAGAACGCGAATGCTGGCTTCGGCAGGCTACCATAGGTGTTTGAAGCGAACGGATGCCCACAGCATGAAGATCATGCCGGTAAAAGCCCCTAGGCCAACCGAGAGAAAATCGACGTTGTAAGAGTACAGCAAGCAGCCCCACGCGATGGCTACCACAATGAACATCAGCCGAAAGCTTTCCGGCCGACGATCGATCTTCGGTTCGTGTGGGTCGTGCTCAATAGTGGGGCGTGCGCTCATGACCACAACATACACGAGTGTTCGCAAAAATGAAGAAGGCTCCTGGTCAACGTCAGTACCCACCCGGGCGAGAATATGCACTTCGCTTTCCGCATCTGTTGCCCGCAGCGTCGCGCTGCCAATCGTACTGGCAGTTTCCACGGTACGGTGTGTACGATGGATAGGACGAACCACCGCCGCAGTTATGCTTCGCGCAGACGGCTACTGCGGTTCCCACCAATGCAACGGCCACGATAGCCGCCGCAGCCTGGTTCTCCCGCTGCACCATGTTGACGCATTCGATTGGGTCGATGCGGCGACGCGCGAGCTCGCTGGTAAGTTCCTGCGTGAAGGCGAGATCTGTATTTGTTATGAAGGTTCGACAGAGCGCTGACTTGCTCACACCCTCTGGATTTTTGCGAAAATCTGCCTGCGTCGTGGTGCAACTCGCCAAGACAAACGTCATCGCTGCGGCAATAGATAGCCGCCCCGCCAAGTAAAAATTCAAGATGTGCCCCCTCAGTTCCCCTGAGGCGCACTGAACAACTTATTGGCGACTAGTGTCAATAGACGCCGATATGAGAAAGTCTAGCAAAGGCTCCCTCGCGGGGCCTTTTTCTATGGAGAATGCCAATGCCCAGAACTGGCGGCGTATACAGCCCTCCTGCCGGCACGAAAGGCGTGTCCAACACGACCATTCAGAGCGTGCCTTACAACGCGTTCGTGGATGATCTGACGGCCGATGCAAACGCCGCGCGGCCGATCACCGCCGGCGGTACGGGGGCGACGACGGCGAGCGGTGCGCGCACGGCGATTGGGGCGCAGGCTGCAAGCGCCGCTCTGACATCGATCGCCGCTTTGACTACGTCTGCCGACAAGCTCCCTTACACGACGGCCTCGGACACGTACGCGGTTACCACACTTACGGCATTCGGTCGCTCGTTGATCGATGACGCAGACGCGACCGCCGCCAGAACCACTCTCGGTCTGACTATCGGGACGAACGTTCAAGCTTATGACGCGGGACTCGCCTCGATCGCCGGGCTTACGACGGCCGCCGACCGGATGATCTACACCACCGCGGCCGACACCTATGCAGTGGCAACCTTGACGGCGTTTGGCCGGTCGCTCATTGACGACGCCGACGCCACCGCCGCACGAACGACGCTCGGGCTCACCATCGGCACCAACGTCCAGGCATACGATGCCGGGCTTAATTCGATAGCGGGCCTGACCACCGCCGCGGACCGAATGATCTATACGACGGCCGCTGACACATATGCGGTCGCGACGCTCACGTCCTTTGCCCGGACGCTGCTAGACGACGCTTCAAACAGCGCGGCACGCACCACCCTTGATGTCTATAGCAAGGCGGAAGTGGACAGCCTCGCCTCTATGGCGCTTCCTCCGGGGGCGATCATTCACACGGCCCGAAACGCCACGCCGGCCGGGTTCCTTCGGTGCAACGGCGCCGCCGTATCCCGCACCACCTACTCCGATTTGTTCGGCGCGATAGGGACGACCTACGGCGCCGGTGATGGTTCCACCACGTTTAACGTCCCCGACCTTCGCGGCGAATTTATCCGCGGTTGGGCGGACGGCGGCACCGTAGATAGCGGCCGCGTGTTCGGCTCTAAACAGGCCGAAGATATTGAAAGCCACCTGCACACCGTCAA